GAATGCGAAAGAATAAATAACGAAAGACCTTTGAAAGTTTTACGTAAAGAGAGAGACTCCATACTCTCAAAAACAGATAAATACACAATTCCTGATTGGCCTCACCCCACCGAGGTGATCAAACAAGCCTGGCTCGACTACCGCCAAGCCCTTCGGGACCTCCCCGCCAATGCAACGGACCCCGAAAATCCAGTTTGGCCCGAAGCCCCATAAATATATTGTCTTTCCCCGCCTTCATTCACATTTAATAATTCTCTCCCGATATATTAAATGTCCATAGGAACACCAGTGGGTACCTTAGATATTAAGAATGCCACGTTGCGGGTTGGCAGATTGGAGGTTTCAAACATTCAGGGTATCGACACTGCCCTCAATTTCACGAGAGCCAACAGTGTGCTGATTTATGATGACCAGGCGTCGACCACGACATTCACCGGTACCACGAGTTCAGCGGGAGTTCGTGACACCGTGAATGGTTACCTCGATGTCGCCGATGGCTACGTATATTGGGGTCAAAAACTCCCCAATTCGTGGGTGATGGATTTCGAGATGGACATTCGTTCCGGGACCAATGCGGGTTCTCTAAACCTTAATGTATTCAGTTCCATAAACACGGGGAGTGATGGATATTCAATCGTTTTTGATGATAATGGAGACAACATCATTCTCAAATACGATGGCGCAACAATCGCGACCGCAGCTGTCTCGGGACTCTTCACAGCCTCAGAGAATTGGCAAAAGGTCGTCATCAACTATGAACGTGGCATGATCGCCATAAGTCTCGGTGGAGAACGAAAGTTATATTACCAGGACATCGAGCGCGAGACGCCGTACACGACGGGTGAGTACATAAACTTTTCTTCGGCGTCCGTGGATGGACGTAAGATCCGAGATCTCAAAATTACCAATGGGAGTAAATGGATCTATGCGGGGGAGTCCAACGTCGTGTACACCCAAGGGAGTGTGGGTGTGGGTGTCACCGATCCAACGACAGCCCTCGATGTGAGTGGTACCGTGAAAGCGACGGCATTGGAGGGTGACGGGAGCGCCATCACAAACATCAGTTCCGCGAACGTGGGGGATTTCGCGTCGAACGTGACCCGCATTGAGACCCTCGAGACGGATCTGGGGTCGAATGCCACGCGAGTCTCAACCCTCGAGACGGATTTGGGGTCGAATGTGACGAGGATTGGTACCCTCGAGACTGGAAATATGACAATTTCGGGACAAAAAACCTTTAGCGGAGACGTCATCTTCGAATCGAATGTTCACATGCAAGGTGATGTATTCGTCGCCAATACGGTGAATATGACCGTGTCCGACCCAATCATTGAATTGGGATCAAACAATCTCAACACGGGAGACTTGGGAATCATCATGACTCGCCACGGTGCCACGAATTCGAACATCGCCATCGTATTCGACGAGAGTGCGGATGTTTTACGAATGGGATACACTTTGGGTGGCGCCAGTGATGCGGATATCACATTGGATTCCAACGTGTTGGCGGTGAATGTACAGGGGGCATTGACCGCAGCGAGTGTGAGTGGTGACGGGTCGGGACTCTCGTCTATCCAATCCTCAAACGTGAGCGACTTTGCCTCTAATGTAGGGCGGATTGCGACCCTCGAGACGGATCTCACCTCCAATGTAGGACGCATTGGGACCCTCGACACGGATCTCACCTCCAATGTCACGAGGATCACCAACTTGGAATCTTCCGACATGACCATCGGGGGTGAAAAGACCTTCAGTTCCAATCTCCAGGTTGGGACCGCAAACCTCTTCGTGGATACGACGACATCAAATGTTGGTGTAGGCACAAACACACCCGCCTATACCCTCGACGTTGTGGGCGACATCAACCTTTCAGGTGACTTTTACCAAGGTGGTTCTATCTTTGTGAGTTCTTTGTGGACATCTGGAAATGGTTCCCTGTACTACGATGCGAGTAATGTGGGCATAGGGACGAATACGGCGAACTACGAACTCGATGTCGTGGGAAATGTCAACGCCACAACACTCCTCGCGAACACGGCGCAAATACACAGTAACCTAACGGTTGGATCCAATGTGACAATCGACGACACGGCATCTAATGTGATTTCGGTGGATGGTAACATCAAAGCGGATACATTCAACGTGGGTGATTTCGTCGTGGTCGCCGCGCACGGCCTCGACCACGTGACGAACGAAAACAATTCGACCGGGGACACGATCATTTCTACGAACGGAACGACGGGTCTCCAAACGACCGCGAACGTTGTCGTCGGGCGGGACGCGTTGGTGTCCGGAAACGTCGGCATCGGGACGGCGAGTTCAGCCTTCAAACTCGACGTCCACGGGACCGCGAACGTCGGCACACTCTATTCAACACTCACGTACTCCAACACCTCGGCGAACATCGTGGCGTGGAACAGTTCGACGAACGAAATCATTGATTCGGGTCTCGAGAAGGGATTCACGGAACATCCGGTGGAAGCCATGGCCTCACCAATACACCACGCAGAGGGACACGGGACCTACGAGGCCGACGCGAGCGACAAGACATATTGGTTTCACTCAACATACGGGTCACCTTTTGATAAGATAGTTGGTGAAAACATGTGGGAAACTGGTGTTAAATGGACATCTTCAAATGTGTACGACAATAGCAACTGGACTACCGATGTCGGTGGTACGAGGCACTACGGTGAATGGCTTCAGTTGAAACTTCCATATGCCATAACACTCGCATACTCAGAAGTATATCCAAGAATTAATCTGTCACCCCGTGGTCCTGGTGCGGGTGTCATTTTGGGTTCGAACGATGGTGACAACTGGTACAAGTTGACTGAGTTCAGTGGAAAGACGTACACTAACGGAGTGGCTACGAAAATAGACGTAAATGCAACGACACCCTATCAATATTTCAGATTAAATGTAAATAAACTCGCAGATGCGGCTAACTCACCCGGAGGATATGTATGTAATGTAAGTGAGTGGCGCCTCTTCGCCGAAAAGCCGGTGACCCGCATGGAAAACGTGCACATCTCCGGAGACCTCTCGAGTGAGACGCTCCAAACGGGGTACATCAAGTGGCCCAAGGTGGCCCTCAAAGCCAATGAGAGTGAGGGGTACGTGGCGAGTGAATCATCATCATTCAATAACAACTTTATCGGATTTCATGCTTTCGAGGATAAGAGCGAATACACAGATGGTGGAGCACCATCTTGGGCGTCGGGTAGTACATCATTTTCTAGCGGTTCGGCCGCAGTCAGTCGAACCACCGGTTCCGATACATTTAATCACGAATGGCTTCAGATTCAACTCCCGCAAGCTATTCAATTGTCGTATTTCAACATAATCAGACGTGATACAGATAGTAATAGAGTAAATGAAGCACCGAAGTCTGGTAGAATGTATGGTTCGAATGATGGAGTCACGTGGACCAAGTTGGTGTCATGTAGTGACCTGACATATACCGATTACACACCAACTCGTGTCGATGTGAACAGTACCACTTCATATAAGTACTTCAGATTGGCGGTCACAACCACTACGTACACATCCGGAGCAGTTGCTTATACCGCCATCAACGAACTCCAACTCTTCGAAGCCGCCACGGGTGTGGGTGCCGCCCCCACGAGTGCGAAGTTGCAGGTGGCCGGGTCCCTCGGGATGGCGAAGGGCAGCGAATTCTTCGCCGGGGACGACGTCGTCATGGAATTGCCCAAGCACGATAGGCCATTGACCAAGTATCCGGAGATTGCTATGACAGCGAATGATAATTCGAGTACGAGTGGGTACGTGGCGGACCAAAGTAGTACCAATGGTTATGCGGATGGTCTCGCATATAGATTGTTCGATCATTCTACAACAGGTTACCAATCCGGTGGTTCGCAATATTCCGGCGGAAATTCAACGAGTTCCGCACAAACAACTACAGCGACCGATGGGAGTACACATCAAGGTGTTGCTATTACATTAGATTTAGCGACTAAAATTCGTTTGAGTTATGCAAAAATCACATCACACACCTATTATGGACGAACCCCTGTAGAAGGAACGTTCTTGGGTTCCAATGATAATTCAACTTGGGATGTGATAGGAACCTTTGATGGGTTATCGACGACCGCAGCGGGTCAGACACATATAGTTAATATCGCAGATTACGCAACAAAATCGGCTTATCGGTACATAAGACTTGTTGTAACTAAAATACATACATCAGCTGTACAAAATGGTGGTACTTTACTCGAATTCAGAGAACTCGAATACTACGGCACCGAAGAAGGCGACACGTCCGTCGACGTGGTCCACCGGAGCATCCCGAACAAGCCAGGGCAACAGCACCTCGAGGTGTACTGGGACGCCAACGACAGTGACTCGTACAGTTTCGCCGACTCTTCGAGTGTCTATGACCTCTCCGGCTCGGGGGCGACGGGGACACTCACGAATGGAGTTGGTTTTGACACAGAGTACAACGCGTTCACGTTTGATGGAACATCGCAATATATTGAAAAGGTGTTTAGTGGTTATACACAGGCTAACGAATATTCAGCTTCCGTATGGTTTAAAAGTGATAGTTATACATCAGATTCTTTTATTTTCCAACTGGGCTTAGGAGACCACAGTAACGGTTCTGGGATTGGTATGAACATTGAATCTGAAGGACCGTTGAGAGCCTACATTTATGGATATGGTCTTTCTTCAAATGTTTCATTAAGTGTGGATACTATAGCTACAGGCATATGGTATCACGCAACCGCTACATACTATTCTACTGGTAAAAACGAATTATATGTTAATGGAGTTCTAGTTGGTGAGGGGAACACTCCACAAATTGGAACAATTAGTGCATCGGCACCATTAACTATTGGGACGTATTATGTGAGTAGTGCACGTTTAACACCGACGTTTAATGGTTCCATCGCCAACTTCCGTCTCTTTGGGAAGGCCCTCAACGCCGACCAGGTCCGCGAACTCTACGAGTACGACGCCCCCCGTTTTGGACATCGCCAAAACTTGGTGAGTTTGCACAAAGGGAACTTGGGTGTGGGGGTGGCCCACCCGACGTCTCGGTTCGAAATCGCGGGAGATGAGCGAATTCAAGAGTATCCACCGAGAGCGATGACCGACTATGAGACCTACATCGAGGGACACGGGGTGTTCAGGGCGAGTCAATCAAGTCCG